CAATCTTGACTGATTTAACATCAATCAGTCCTCGAACTTTCTTGTTTAAAAGTCTGTAGATATCTGTTATGTAAAGCGTTTCTCCCATACTTGATGGCTGTGAGAAGTGTCTTGCCAGTACGCGCTGGGCAGAGGCAAGAACGTCGTACTTATTAAATTCTGGGTTTGCTACTGCATGGAACTCAACACCAAAATTAACAATTTTGCCGTCTAAAATATCAACTGTGTCGTGAATCATCTTGTAGTTGCCTAACCACATCTTTAAATTTTCTTTTAAGGTATTATTGGCCTCGGTTAAAAAGTTGTTCGAGTCTTCAGCTAACACATACATATTTAAGTTTCTCTTAAACGAATCAGGGTCTTGAGAAACCTTTACTCTTTTTAATGAGCCAAACTTAGGCGGCATGCCATAAGCTATAGCCTCGAAGTCTTGCAAGGTGACTGCACGGTTTTGAGACGCAAAATTATCGAATGCTCGTCTTTTTAGTTCTTCTGTAGTGGGTATAGTAACACTTCCAACTATCTTTTCTTCGTTGTAGGCCTCTACAGACCTTCTAATATCGGCTACAATGGTAGAAGACACTTTTGTTGGATCATCAAATTCAATAACAGTTTTACCCATTTTTGTGATTGAGCCAATCTTAGCATTAGTATTTCTTGTAGTGTTCTTGCGGTAGGTCACTGTTAGTGTAGTGTTGGCTGGTGCGACACCAAACTTATCAGTATCAAGCAACTTTGATGGGTCAAAACTGGTATCATCAATAAAATCTCTAGAGTGCATCTTGAGTGTAATAGAAGATGGCTCAGCTACGGAGTTTGTTTTAAGTTCGGAGTCCGAGCCATATCCAAATTGCAAATAGTATTTGCCGTCGATTCTCTCTACAGTAAATCTTCTTGGTACCACATAAGGCTTCATTACAGCTGAAACTGACTCATTATCAGCTCCTCGATTTGTAACTGCTCTGTATACTACATTTTGTGAAAGATAGTCAACTTCGTAGTATTCATGCCCCTCATCATCAACAACTGACAGTATTTCTGTTAGATTGTTAGAACTCAAGGCTACCTTTCTAAATTTGGTAAAGTTTCCTATTGGTATTCTTTCTCTAGAAATTTCACCTGAAACTATTTTACCATGCGCCTTTACGGCGTATGAAGTGGGAACACCTGTTGCGTCGGACACTCGGGCTGCGACGATAAGGTTATTTGGGTCATTAAAGAACACATCCTCATCTAAAATAAATGATGTGCCGTCTCCGGAGGACATCGTAGATCCTTTTTTGAGGATCGGTAAATAATCTGTATTTGGACCAAGGCCAACATCATTAGTTGGAATTATAGTGTAAAAGGAGCATACACCTGTTGCAGAAGGTACACCACGATATTTGTAGCCCAATTGCTTAGATAGGCGAACAACATTGGAAAACTCGGCTGCTGTATCAAGAAAAGTCTCGTTGACTTGGTAATCTAAATAGAAAGATAATACATCACCAACATAGGATACTGTGTCGAGCATCAGGGATCCGAAGGAAGCTTCGTTAAAATCTCTATAGACCTCTGGATAGTACCTTCTAGCGTACTGCACTAAGTCTTGTTTGATCGTGTCAAACTCTCTACTAGTATACTTAATTGCTGGTTTTACATTCGCCATATTTAAATCCTCTTACACTAAGTAGTTTTCTATGCGGAAATAGATAGTTCTAAAACATCTGTTTGGTCATAAGGGTCTATCTTGTATACAAGTCGAAGAGCCATAAGATTCTCGGGCATACTTGGATTTGATATGGGACTATCAACTTGCAGGTCCATTATCTTAATATAAGGCAAGTATATCGCAACCTGTTCTCTTATTCTGTTCACCAACACATCGTGTGTCTGTGTTACATTTTGGCGGAACAAGTACCTTCTGATCCCAACGCCAAAATTAATATCCATTATACGCTCGCCGGGAGCAGTAAAAATAACCATCTTAAGGTTTTGCGCGGCGACTTCTTTTATAGTCTGTAAAAGATCATAAGGGCCTTCGCTCTCTGAAATTAGTAATGGTAATCTTGCTGCTAAACCGGGCATTGTTTAATTCTCCTTATCAATCACTGTAATCATCTTCGGGGTTGTAACATATATCTCCGTTTTTATCATATGGTCTGTCCACCTCTTTAGACCAGAGTCTAATGTTAAACTTAGGCCATGAAACATTTATATTATTTTTCGCATCATCTTGAGACTGGTTGGTCATGTCTCCAGTAGCCTCACTTGTATAAGTAGGATCTTGTGAGTTATAAGTGTCCATAAAAGATTGTGCTGCCATTTTCTTTGTTCGATTAAAGGCTTTGTTGTAATTCCAATTTTTAAAAGTAATTGGAAACGGGAAGAGGCTTAGGCCGCCGCCATGATACTCTCCTTCAAAGAACCCTTTTAAACCAGTCGGTTCATACCAACCATCGTCTTGATCTGTATCATCAAAAGCTCTTGCCCCTTCAGGCACCGTAACGTCGTCGCCCAGCATGTGGGCGATGGTGTTGTCCCATTCGGCCTGCGGGACGCTTGGCGTATCCGGGCCGCGGCCGATGGAAGGCAAGAAAGATTGAATAATGTAGATACCTATAACTGATAGGATTCTTGGCATGTTGAAACAGTATCTAAAAAGCATCTTATACTCTGGGCTGCATACCAAATCTTGAACCAGTGGTGTGAATCCGCCGGCGTTGTCGTAAGAGGTTATCCAGTCGTCTGATAAACAGTCCACGTCCATTGAAATGGCTAAGTTTCCTTTTGCTAATGGTATACTTGCTGGGTTTGATGTCGTGCCATCAATGGTATCCCTAAACCAGAAAGCTTTGTTTCTCTCTGTTGTACTTTGGGTAAATGTCTCGGATCCCCCTGTGGCGCCGACAGCCATACCGAGGATCCTATATTTTATATTTGTTGCATATGGCATTGCTATGTCTGTACCCGGATTGCTGTCGTCAAATTCGATAGCCCCAAACGGAAATTTCGGATCTGGGTATGTATCTCCGCTTGGGTTAGGTGGTACAAATATAATTCTTAAACCATATTTCCAACTTTTCCATAGATCTCCTCTAGTATACCCACTAAACAAAGCTGAGTTATCCTGAATGTACTTGTGCCAGTCAGTTGCCCTAACAACTCCAAATAAATTATCAGGCCTTAACATGACGGTTGTCCCCCATATTTCAGGAGCACCTGAGCTTTCTGCGTCAGCATGGTCCTCAATTTCAATAAACTGCTCTAGAACAAAAGGCCAGTAGCGGGCGCTATCGGCAACATCATCCTTGGGAGGCATACACAATACTGAGGCTGGATTTGGTCGGCCTTCGGTGCCGGTGCCCATAGAAACTAAGAAATTAATTGCTTCGTTTGTCAAAGTGGATGCTGGTGTTGTTTCAAACGCGGTAGTTCGATAGATTACATTAGTTGTCGAGGCAACAGAAAATGGATTTGCATCATCGCTTGGTGTGGCCACTGGTGTTGAACCTGCTTCAAAATTTAAATTGCCAAAGCAGCCAAAAGTTTCATGACCTAAGAATATCTCATATAGTGTTCTGTACTCTGGGGGGATTCTTTCGGAGAATTCATCGGAGACATACTTTAATTCTTCTGCGATATATCTTTTAACAATTACTTCTGCTTGAGATTCTACTTCTCTCATAAAGTAATCCCAAGATTCTTCTTTGAGTTTTTTTGCTTCTTTTTCACTCAAGGGACCACCTTCTTCATTCAGTGGCACATCATAGTTTGCATTAAATACACTTTTCAATTGGGCGCCAAAGAAACCGGGAGATAAAACTCTTTTCAGTCTCTCGCCAGTATCGGCATATGGTTTTCCGCTCGGCGTTTCAGTATCTTTTTTCCAAATGCCTTGTAGTGCGTTTATCGTGTCAATAGCCTCTTGCTCGTCAGTGGTCGGCTCAATTATACCAGCATCTACTTTACGACCAAAGTTTTGAACACACTGCTCTAAAAATTGATAGTAATATTCATCGTTTTTCCTTCTACCAAAACCTTTTTTGGAATATAAAAAGAATCCATCTTTTAAAGTCTGGGTGATATAGGCTGTCATTGGGTCGCCGTAAAGTTCGCTTAAGTCAGCTTTAAATTTTATAAACGCTGGCATACCTTTGAGGAAGGCTTCTGCAACATAAATTCTAATCGTAGCTTTAATGTTTCCTTCTATCAGAGCCGCGGCTCCGCGGGTGAGAATCTTATTACAAGGAGCCTCAATTGTACAGTTACTTGGCTGGCTCAGGCGAGGGTCATCGACTATACTATTATGAAATTGTTCTACCGACTCGCTGATTTGTTTGAATCCGATAACATTTTCTCTTTTTGGATCACATGCATCAACTTCTGGTACAAACTTATCAGAGATTCCACACCAGCCGGGCCGGTTTTGCGGAGGCTGCTCATAGTATGCTGGGAACCTATCATTTCCGCCCCAAGCTAAAGGATCTAAGGGTATAGATTCGCCTGTTACGGGATGCTTGTGTGTTTCATCTAAGAATATTTTAGCTGGAGCAAAGGTTGTAGGAGTGTTTCCTTCGAAGTCATCACCACCTTCACCATAGTAAAATGCCTGATTATCATCAGCTATAGTCCCTGCTAAAAATCCAAAGAAACCTGTGTTGACATAGTTAAATACGTCCGTCATACAAGCTGAGGATATATAAGACAAGTTTTCTTCTGCATATGGGCCCGTATTTAAAACTTCTTCAGATATATTATCTCTTAAAATCTTTTCTATGTATTTACCAAACACAACTGCTTGGGCTGACAATTGTTCTGGTCCAACAAAATCATTACCAGAGTTAAGGGTTGATTCTATGTCTAGACCCAATTCATTCTCAATAAAGTCTTGAACACCGTCTGGGAGGCCCGGATCTGTATCGATTACCATCCTCTCTGTTAGCGTTTCTGTTGAGAAAGTTGTTGACGGGGGTGATGACATCATATTGGTACTAGAATCAGAATAATTAAATGTTTCATCTAAAACAATTCTGTAACGGTTGTTTAGTGTTGTAGCTTCATAATCAGAAGCTGTGAAGTTTAATACAAATCTGTACCAACTGGTGTCGTCCTCTGGATAGTAATTACTATATTTAAGTATTAAATCTGGGCTGGCGCCGGGCGTAAACGTTTGTGCTAAGAAGCGATAGCCATTTTCCATTGTAGAACCGGGGTTCTTAAGAATATATTCTAAATATTTAGCAACATATACTGGTAGCAATTCTTCGTGAGAGTTTGGATTTGGTGAGAATATACCAAACACAGATTGCAAGGCAACGAAAGTATTATGGCCAGTGCGGCTGCGGCCTTGGCGGTCGGATAACACCATATTTAAAAAGCCACCCGAGCCCATAAGATCTCGATAGTAGACCGAATCCATTAGTGCGAAGGCGCTTTCAAATAATCCTTCGGGGCCCATTCGGGCTGCGGATGCGCCTGTTGGTAGAGCCGCGGCAGGGATGTCCTTCGGAAGAATACCGGGGGTACAACCATCTCCAATGAGTGGAGGCATACTTTCAAAGGGGCCATTTTGGGCTATTTTAGTTAATTCTTCTAAATCAGATAGGGCTTGACATTTTAGCTGTTCTAATAGTTCGTTAATAATATCTGTGTTTAGACCCTTTTTGACCATAAGTTGTCTTCTTAACTCGTCAACCTCCGCGGCGCCTGTTAAGTCAGAACAAACACCTGAGAAGACTGGCATGTTAGGTTGGACGCGTGTTATAGATGACTGATCCACCATACTACCCAAGGATCTGAAGAAATCTTTAATGTTCGAAATATTTGGGAATATGCATAAGAAAGATTGATGTCTGACCACCACTAATTGATATATTGCTTTATACACCTCTTCTGCTGCAACTCCTGTTAACAAATCTAGGAACTCGCCTTGAGTTAGTATTAACCCTACTTCGTTCATAAAATCAGAGGCCTGTTCTCCATTAGGAAGGTCCTCTGGTTTTTGGCAAGATCTAGAGAACGATGCGAACATATCTGCTGCTGCGCTGTTTATCGCGTCATCAGACGCGAGTGGCATTGGAACTCCTAGTCCGCTTAAACCAGTCTGATCGATGCTGTTTTTAATTGAATCAGCAAAATTATTTGTGGGTTGGTCGACGGCTCCAAATAATGCAGCGACCTGATCTCCAAGCATTCCAAGCAAATTACATAATCCGTTTAGTAAAATGTTTAGAATCATTTCTAAAATAGTTATTATAATTTTGATAACCAACTGCATTATCATTTCTTTCAGAGCTTCCATAAACATTTTCATAAAATCAGGAATGTTGATCTTTTGAAATTTTGGCAGAGTTATATCAAACTGGCCGCGGCAAAAGTCCAATTCTAATGTTTTCATAAAATCTTTTAAAGGTGGATTAAAAAGCGGTGGTGGAGGACATTCTGGGTTGTTTAATATCTTGGTAATTAACTCGGCGCCGGGAAACTTGTTGATCTGCTCTAATAAATATTCTGCGTCGACTGAATCCATAAGTGCTTCTATATAAGCTCCTACAATCGCGTCTATTGTATTGTCGGCAGCTGTGCCGATAGTACCAGCTCCGCCATAGTCGGCGCCTTGAGTCTCACTTCTATAACTGGCTGTTCGTTCTGCTATTGATCTGTCATCATCCTCAGCTTCGATTTTTTCAACAGTTCCGTCATCTTTAGTGATGGTATACCCTTCTTTAATTGGTTCTCCAGCATCATTAAGATCGACTTTATAACTATAAGCTCCGGGATGGTAACCTGATTCCCATGGAGCAGGTAATGAGTCCCAGCCGGCATCTGCTACCTTTTGTTTAACCTCAACTTGCTTATCAGGGGGAAGTCCCGATACAATTATGCCTAGAAATTCTGTGGACATTCCTCCTAAAGCAGCTCTGACGATAATTCTTAGGGAATCTGCTAAATCAATTCCATTGGTTAAGCAGGCTGTGGCCATACTCAACAAGTCTAGCAAGCCACATACACCCAGTTTGTTTAAAATGTTTTGGTATAAGTCTTTTACACCTTCACCCTTCGACAACTCCAAAAGTTCCGACAGATTCAAAAAGACTTTATCGCCAGTGATTATGCTCGCTGTTTTTGAGTCGATAGCTCTTTTAAGCATATCATCAAAATTCTTAAGATCTGCTTCATGTATCGCTTGACCTCTTCGATCACGACAAACCTGTTCGCCAAACTTTGCGACGATTGCATCGGGTAGGCTTACAATTTCATTTACAATCGACTGGGCTGCTTGTTGTAGGGGGCCATCGGCCATGACAGGATCGCCTAGAGGATCTTCAATATTATCTGTACTGATTGGAGGATAAGTGTATTTGGTGAAAAACTCATCCCATGCTTTAGGATCTCTTGCTCCAGCATCTGTGTGCATATCTACTAACGAAGCTATGTACGCCATCGTTCGTGGATCGTTTATAGGTTCTAGAGCTTTGAACCCGCCAAGGTTATCACCACCTTTCTTCCAGATTAATTCTATAGGTTCACAATTTCGCTCATTTGCCTGAGCATAGATAAGTTCGTATTCTGAGTTAAACCTAAATTCCACCTTTTCGGCGGCCATCTTCCCGTTTAACTTAAAACCATTTCGGTTCATTAATTGAACCAGAGCCGGAACAAATAGTCGTAACTTTTTTGATTCCGATACAGGGCTAAAATTATCTATATATTGGCCGGTTGTCCAAGACCATAAAGCATATTGGTGTCCAAAAAATCTGAAAGCTTCTCGCACGTCGCCGATCATAGTTCTTATATCTTCGGCCATCAAGGTACAGCCGGCTGGACCTATAGGAGGAGCTTCATCCTCTGTCGTGTCAGATTCAATTAGTTGTATTGCATCAATGGTTGCAACAGGTACGCATACAAGCACCCTAATAGGCATGAGTGGACGCATGGGAACATCGTATTGTTTCGGCATGGCTGCGGCCAGTACAATCTCCATTGTTGCGTCGTCAAGCGGTTCCTTTCCAAAGTATTCCAGCATAAGATTTACACCTTTTTGCTTTTGTTCTTCTAAGAAATCTTCTCTAGTGGTTTCGTTGTTAAGAATGGTAGCATCTGTTTCGGTTGTGTCGACCGTTACACAATACTCACAAGTTTTTCCGTTTAGGAATACATCGCCTTCTTCTTTAAATCGCCAGTTTGGTACAATAGCATCAGGGTTTTCAACACACGGTGGGCAGTCTTCCGGAACTGGTGTTGGGGGTGGTGGGTCATCACACACTGTAACAGCGAGGCCGGCCTGTACTAATTCTTGATATTTTTCTTCTGTTATGCCCCATGTTGGCTCATCGGTTCCTTCACCAGAAACGTCTAAGAGAACAGCCCCATCCGGATCGTAGGGTGTTCTTAGTATTGCATGTAAATCATCGTCAGTAAAGTCAGCATACGGAGAATCAGTAGCTTTTTTAAGTATTTTTACAATTAGTCTTTGGGCTGCATCACACAGGCTGTAGGCACCGGGGTTAATGTACTCGTTTCCCGTGCTGGAAAAATGCAACCTTACTTGGACAGAATATCCTAAGCCTTCTACGGGGTCATATACATTGATAACGTTATCACCGTCAAATTCTGTATGCTTCTCGTTTTTAATATATTCTAAGGCGCCGTATAGGTACACCCAATCGTAATCGGTACCAATTTTCCCAGTTGTTAACATTGTATTATTGGTATATTTTTCTCTGAAATCTATACCTTCGATGTGGCGGCCGTTGGCATCTACAAAATCGTCTAGATTGAAATCCAGACCATAGGGAACTTCATCATCACCATCTTGGCTTGTTTTTCCATAGCCTTCGCCGCCATCATCTTTAGAAGCCGCCAGTGGGCCCATAAACTGCATTAGGCACCACTGTTCATTCATTTTGTTATCATGATCGCGCTCGTAGTTATACCACCAGCCCTTGGGGTAGTTGACCGTATCGCCGCCCGGTTGGTATTGGGCGCCTTCTCCATACATTAAACTGTTTAGCTCGACTAGACGGACCTTTGATTCATAGCTGGTTTCTATCGCGCTGGCCCACCACGAAGGCTTTTGCGACAGAATACCTTGCTCGTCTTCATTCCAATTGTATCGAGCTGCTTTTTCGTCGTAATGTGACATTAAATTTACCTGTGCCTGTTATATAATTAGTTTGTGCCGTTAAATCTACTACAGATCCATTGGTCGCCGGCGGGTTCAAAGTTGTCGAACCTAAATGTTGTGGTATTAATTCGATGAGTTTGCATCGGGGCGATTGCGCGAGTATAAAGTAGTGTAGTATTAGCGATGCTGGCTAGTGCAGCGGGAAAAGACGGAGTTGTTGGGGTTCCCGGGAGTGGGCTTACAATCTGATGGAAATGTGTTCCTAATGTAAAGTTTGTCTTTACAAGGCCCCATGAGTTAGCACTAACTATAGCTGCCAAATCATCCATCAGATCTGTCATATCAGTTAAACAAGCAACTAAGGTATTTCCTAATGGAATTGGTTGTAGATTCGTATCATCATTGCCGGCTATTAAATCAATGCCAACGGTAGTCTTAATGTTACCACCTTTTGAGTTCTGGACTCCTCGGCCTTCGGTAACTATCTTGACGCCGTGTCGGCCGATAATACGAATGTCATCAGCCTTCATACCAATAGCGGAACTGCCTTTACTAGGTCCGACGAAGCCGCCAGCCAAACCAAAGTTTCTATCTACATCTGTTGTCTGGCTTACATGTATTCTTGCTGCATCGGTAATAAAATTTGGGTCCACTGCTGTGTTTGAATTTAATGGGCCGCGGCCTACAACAATGTCTACAGTGCCTGCCCCTGTTGCACCCTGCCCTCCATAGCCGCTAGCTTTGTTTGATGGGCGATCTTTACCTACAACAATCCAAGCATTTGTGGAATTACTTATAACCCTTTCACAAGAGGCCGCGGCGTATTGCGGGATTGGTTCAGCCATAGCATCATTATTAAGACCCTTGCCAGTAATGCCCTGTTCAATTTGTGGTACACTTTCTTCAAGTTCGGTAGTACTTGATGGATTCTTTTGCCTGTCGTGCAGGGGAGCCAGAATCTTGCCCATTAATGTGAATAATAAATTTGGTGTCATGATGATAGGTGTAATCCATCGTCCCACATTTGTCTTGCGAGCTTTTGACGTTTCTGAAATGAACTAGTATGGCGGCCTTTGGCCTTCTCAGGCTCGTCTGGATTTGCACAGCCTTTGCAGTTTTCAAATTTGTCCGCTATTTCGCCAGCCCAATATACTGCCAAATCTGCTTCAGAGAGGCCATTGAATTCTGTAGCTGCAATATTGGCGGCTCCGAATGTCTGGGGCATTTTAAATGCCATATAATCGAATTGTTGCTGTACGTCTTGTAGGTAGAGAAGTACTGCTTCCTTATTGTCTTCGGCAATTGGCCAAAGCCCGGTGGTACCTTGTTCCTGTAGTCTTTGTAAAAACAGTTGTCCTTGACCTCCTTTGGCGCAAATATTAAATTGCCAGTATCCATGAGAGCACTTGTAACCACCGTTAACAAATATTGCGTTGGCTCCGTTTCCTCCAACCTGATTTCGTGGGTCGCCGGCTGCGCTAGCGTTTAGGCTTGATTCAATTTGTGCATTGGCTGCGAGAGCAACCAAGAAAGCATCACTATATATATCAGGCGTCTCGTCCTTTATGCTTTGTATAAAAGCGTTGGTGTCTCCACTAGGTGGTGGAGGTATCGTTCCAATTGGAGAGGCTGTAGCCCAGTCAAATGCGCGTTGGAAAATATTTCGTTTGCGGCCGAATGAGTCTAAGCTTGCTGGTTCTACAAGTTTAGTGATTGTGCCGTCTCCATCTAGCATCACTATATCACCCGATTTTAGTTGCGGCATATCATCATGACTTGTTGGAGAAGAAAAAAATGCATCGTGCATAGATAATTTTACCTTGTCTTCATTTGAAAGTTGTGGCCGGCCGCTTGGATCTGTTTGGTCAACGTCCATTAATAACCGCATGTCTGGTGATGGAATATGTGCGTGAAGTTCTGGTACCCGAACAATTGCAAAATTACGCATTATTGGTATTGTATCTTTCTTGCTGATCCGGCCGGCTTTCTTAGCCGTGGCGGCCGCTGCGGGATTGACTGGGCCGGCGGTTTGAACCTGAGTTGCTAATAAGACTAAACCTTTATGCTGCTTTTTAATATCAAAAATATTACCTCTCTCGACGAGACCATCCATCAAATAGCTAACCAGAGATTTACCGTTAAGTTCTTCAGTAAGAAGCGGGCTCTCCATGTCAAAAGAAAGATCGTTAAGCTCACCTAAAGCTATGTCCTTAAAATCTTCCGCGGCGTTGACGAGATCTTCTGTAGCCATGTTATTCAGCTTCCTTAGTTGGGTTTTGCAACAGGTCGAAAATCTCTGCCTTATCCGTGTCTGATAGGCCGGTCTCTCCACTTTGTTGCTTGTGAATAAGGGTTGATATCTTAACTAATTGTTCATTGCTTCTTTGTAAAGTTTCGACGTATTTAGCAGCTACAGACCCAACATACTTATGATGTTCTTCATCTTTACCTATAAGGCGTATAACGTCATCGAGCAGGTCTTTGGTAATGCCGCGATCATCTCTTATGTTTGCTATAGCTTCTTCTAAATAGTCGTCTAACTTTTTCATATTTCACCGGAATTCCATTTGATCCTGAATGTTCGATAACGAACTCTCATTTTATTTAGGTTATTAACTACCTGCTTAGTGTTTAAGCCGGTAATCTCTCTCAGGTATAAATAAATAGCTTTCTTATTGAAAATTTCTATGTCATCGCAGCTTTCCATTAAAATTTTAACTGCTTCAAGAACCTTTCTTTCGTTCTCTTTCATCTTGTCGTGTTCCCAAGAGCTAACTTCTTGCTCTAGGAATGACCAAAACTCTTCTGCGGCACGTTCTTTAAGATATGGATTAGTAGTTGAGATATGCTTTAATTCTAGTTCTTTAGGTAACTCGAATATATCCATCTCTTGACGATTCTGTTTTGACTTTCGCTTAACCTTGTGAATAAACCAGTTCTTAGTTATAACACTAAAATAAGAAAAAGCCTTTGAGCCTTTGCTTTGGTCGTATTTGTCAAGTATTGTCACGAGCCATATTTTACATTCATCACGCAACGAATCAATATTTGGTAGCGTGGTGAATTTATAGGTAAACACAATCTTGTCCACCATCTCGTCAAAGACAGGCCCTATATATAATCTATAGAGTTCTGTTCTTTCACGGATATCTTCAGTGGCGACATACCTAAGTATGGCATCTTCGTGTACCTGCGTAAAATATTGTCTAGAAGGTGCCCCTGATCCTCTTCGGATTCGACGGCGCTTCTTCGGCTTCTTCTCTGCTGTCGGTGTTGTATTGCTCAATTTGTTCTTCCTGCTCATTCATTGGTTCCCCCTCTTCTTCAGTCAAGTATAAAATCTCTTCAAATGTTTCTATCTGTTCAACTATATCTTGGCTATGTTTAAGTAAATTATGCAACACTTGATCTCCATAAAAGGATTCCAAGCCGTATACTGATTTAACATGGTTTGAATAATCAGACAGTACTTCAAGCAAATCATTCATGTTTTCGGAAAAATAAATCAATGTTCTGGATACGCGAACTGCGTACCAAACAGAAAAGACTGTAGTTATCATCGATAGCATCAATGCTGCCATCAATATTAATGTTAGGTTATTAATCATCTAGATCTATCCCCTCTCTTTGAAATCTTTCTTTTTCTTGCTTTACTTCTTCTTTAGCTTCTTCTATGTGTTGTCTTACCACTTGGCCTACCTCTTTTTTAATATTGGAAGGCTTACTAGAAACATTGAACGGCGTAGAATAGTCTCTCTGTAAAGAGCCAACTGCGCCGCACAATCCACAATCTGTTGGTTTATCAGAAAAAGAATGAAAGATATTTACCGTTTTTTCACACGAAATGCATTTGTATACATAATTAGGCATTTATTATTATTCTGCTTCTTTATTTGGAACGCGGACAACTGGTGGATTCATAATATTTAAACCACCGTCCGTGTTAACAAACTGAAATCCTTTTAGTGTCGGAACAATATCGGTTTGTTCCATCAAGGACTTCTGTAAAGCCATCATCAAAGCCCCTAGGGCCTGATCTGACAATTCAAATGTTTGTAATTCACTCATTTTAACTCTCCTCTTTAATTATTGCTCTTCCGAGCAGTTTTTCCCAGTCTCTCTCTGGTCTAACATTTAAGTTAGTCTTCCAAGCTCCCGCAAGGACACTTGGCTCTACTCCATTAGATCTAGCATGACTCATCATTGCTTGAAGATCTTTTGGAAAACAACTTCCACCGAATCCGCATTTTCCATCCGGGCCGGGGACTGCTAAGTGTGAATGACCGACGCGGCCGTCACGGACAAATCCATCAACAGCGGTTGACCAATCTACACCACTTTGGTCTGCTATCAATTTCATCTCATTCATAAATGAAACTTTGGTAGCAAAATAACAGTTATTCATATATTTGATAAACTCTGCTGTCTCAAAGTTTGTCTGAATTGTTGGCGTAGAGTTTCCAAACCTAACATTGAAAAGCGTTGCCACTTTATTTGTGTCTTTGCGCTCACCGCCAAGAATAAACCTAGCTTGATTAATAAAATCAAACTTTGCAGATCTTTCGGTCAAAAACTCTGGATTGAACACAAGTGTAATGTTCTTGTATTTTTCTTGGAATGCCCTTGTTGTTCCCGGTACTACTGTTGACCGTACTAAGACAACACAACCCTCCTTTGTTCCATAATCGTTAATTTCGCCCAACACCTCTTCTAAAATTGAAAGATTGATAGAGCCGTCGATGTTCGACGGTGTAGGTACCGACAAAAAGATAAAGTCTGATTCTTGCAGAACCTCTTCGAGAGCATGTGTGGACTTTGCTGGATTCTTATCAAAGATCCTAAGTTTTGCTTGATCGAAGCCTGTTTGGGCTGAGAACCCATAGGCTACTGACGACCCCACAAAACCAAATCCGATGATTCCAATATTGATCATGTTAACTGTCCCTTAAGAATTTCGAAACATTCTGAAATGCCTTCTTTAATTTGTTTCTTGGGTTCCCATCCTAATTCTTTTAGCGAAGACATGTCAGCTTTTGTTAACAGCACATCTCCTTTTCTTTCTTCAACATAATCAAATTGCACTTCAGGGAAGTGTCCGTTAACAATGTCCTTCATTTCGTTAAGAGAAATATTGTCCCCTGTTCCAACATCAAAGCTTTGGCCAGCAAACTTGCCTTCATATTCCATAGCAAAGATATTAGCTGCTACCACATCATTTTTGTGAGCCATATCTCTTCGTTGTTCACCATCGCCTGTAATGAATGGATTGTTTCCGTCTCGGATAAACCTCATCCAATTTGCTACGGCTGTGGCGTATGGGCTGTCAGCCTTCTGGTCTGGGCTGTAAACATTAAAGTAGCGGAGTGTCACGGTATCAATTCCGTATAGGTCTGAATATAACTTTGTCTCAAGTTCAGATGTTAACTTTTGTAGTGCGTATGGGCTAGTTGGCCCATCACCATTGCCGACTACTGAAGAAGAACCTGAGTATATCACCCTTTTTACATTTTTTCTTTTGGCAAAATCCAATACGATACTTGTTGATAAAATATTGTTCATCATAGTGTGTACAGGCTGTTCTACACTATAGGCAACTCTTGGAATACATGCAAGGTGAAAAACATAATCAAAATCATAATGTTCAATTCGCTCCAAACCGTTTAAAATATCCCAACTGTCATCTTTCTTATAATCTATTCCGACTACATCGTGACCCATGTTAACTAAAGTGGCATATAAAGATGCCCCTATGTATCCTTGGTGCCCTGTTACTAAACATAAAGCCATTATTTATCTCCTTTTAACTTATTATCGTAGTTTTGAACCTGAGTAGAGTTTTTAGTTCTATTCGATTCGTGAATTCTGTATTTGTAGAGTGGTAGGGGAAGATTGTATACTTTATACTTTTCCTTAAACCTGCGGATCATCTCGTGACCCTCTCTCATTTTATAATCCTCGTCGTAAAAACCGATGTCGCACAAGGATTCATAAGTAAACATAATGCCGCAAGCCACAAATTCTTTCTCGGAACTGTGACGGCTCATTATCTGACCAGTGTTATCTACTTTAAAATAGTCGCATGCTACTGCTTGACAGTTCATGTTAGACTTCATGATCCGTGGGCCAGAGTTCATATCAAGAAAAGTCGAAAGCATGTAAAGAAAATGCTTTGAAACATAATCATCAGAATCAACACGGACAAAATATTGTCCTAGGCTGTTCTGTAGAATTTTATTTAAGGATGCAGGTAGTCCTAGATTCTTTTCGTTGTTGATCAGACGGATATTAAGATGTTCTGAGAATGTATTACAGATGTCTTCTAGTCTTTCTTCCGGATCGTCATTAACCAGTACAATTTCGAAGCTATCCTTGCCAATCGTTTGGTTGACTAAGCTTCTTAAACATCGGTGCAGCCATCTTTTTTGTTTATAACAGCTAATTCCTACCGTGATCTTGTACATAACTCTAATATGCCTCTTAGAGCCTTTGTTTGGCTCTCTATTGTTGCCCCCGCAACGTGAGGCGTAATTACTATATTGTCTCTTTTAAGATTGAAAAGTTTGGATTTCCTAAGTTTTTCAACGTCTTGTTCGTTACAGAGAACGTCACAAGAATAAAATATCTTATCTTTTGTTACAAGGTCGTAAATGTAGTTTTCATCTACAGTCTCGCCCCTTGATGTGTTGATAACAATCAAGTTTTTCTTGAAGTCATCTAATATACCGTTACTTATAATCCCTTTAGTTTCATCTGTAAGATAACAACTTATACATAATATATCAACATTTTGCAGGTTTGTCAAGGAAAAAACTCTTTTATATTCATCTTTTTTCACATAAGGGTCATAATACACGACATTCATACTAAAAGCTTCTGCATATCTGGCTAGTTTCCTACCAATTCGGCCCAAACCAACAATACCTATAGTTTTGCCTGCTAATTCGTTGGATCGTAGGTATCTTTCATTATCATCATCTCTCCACGCAGCGATACTGTTTACTGCTGGAATAAACCTTCTAAATGCATTCATAACATGCAGCCAAGTAAACTCTGCTGACGCATGGATATTCTCTAGGACATCTCGGTTGTCTAATAAGCATTTTACAGTTATGTCTCTACTTTCTAGATATGGCATATCCAAGTGGTTAACTCCTGTTGATGGAGTACCTACAGCCTTAAGATTCTTGTAACGTGAAAAATAATCCTCACCTAAAAAAACATCGGTGCCCGGATTTACTATAATACACTCTGGATCTTCACTGTCTGGTGTATATCCTAGCGAATCTAGAATTACATTAAGGTCTTGCTCTTGTAAAAAGTTGATCGGGCATTCAATCTTAACTCGCATGACGCTCCTCAAGAAGTATTTCTGCTAACTTAAAATCTAACATTGTATCAATATTTACTGAATCCTGCTCTGGCATCACATAAGCCATGCAAGTTTTACCGTGGCGAGAAAAGTCATCAACAATACAATTTCTCGTCATTGCATATATTGCTCCATTACGAATGTAGCATGGCTCTAAGTCTTGGCGACGAGAGCCTTCTCCTTCTGGGAATTCTGTTGTAAAGTCTTCTAGCAATCCGTCGACAATTCTCTTCATACGAACTGGATGTTTATCCTGCATTTGAGTGACCGAGGTTACACTTTGACTGCCGGCAACAACCATCAAGTCCAATGCTTCGACAATATAGTTTGCAGAGCGCAGAGGGGCCACACAAGGCATTTCAATTACATAATCATATCTCACATCATAATGTTTCTCAGAAGCCAGCACAGCATGCTGTAAAGCGTCTCGGGACCATACATGATCCAGAGCCAATTCTTCTGGTCGAGTAAACGGAACTGAGGCTCCATGAGATTTTGCTACTGCTGCTATCTCTGGACAGTCTGTACTGACAACCACATTATCAAAAACGCCAGACTCTAGGGCAGCCTCAATAGTCCAAGCAATAAGAGGCTTGCCAGCGATTGCTTTGATATTTTTCTTTGGGATCCCTTTTGATCCTCCTCGCGCCAATATAACTCCTAATACTTTCATCTTACCACCTTTGATATATTATTAAACTGTTGTCCATATTCTTTAATTGTCTTGAGTTCAGCCAAATCCATTGATCCAATGTGATCATTTCCTTCCATACCCTTGTTTAGTGTAAAATGCTTCTCTACAACTTGAGCACCGTGGGCAATGTTATAAAGAGCATAAGCTGGGCCATAGGAGTGATCACTGAGTCCAACAACATCTTCATCGAAATGAAACTTCTCCAAGTCCAGAAAACTTGTTGGATATTTTGAAATACAATTAAAATACTTTACGTTCTTGCGACCAAATGGCAACCAGTGGTTTTCCCACATGCCTAGTGAAACGTACACTAGTTTGCCTGTGTCGATTATCTTTTCACACAATTCAGGCTCTTTTACAACAGTCCTGCTTGCAATCTTATACAGATTAACGTCCAGTGCTTCACACCAATCAATCTTTTCTTCATCAAAGACAGACGCAAAAAATTCTATACCGTGTACATCACATATATCTTTAACTTGGCGAACTTGTTGAAATGTAAATTCGTTCTTCTTTCGTGACTCATCGCCGAATACGCGTATCGAGTCATACAGTTGGAACTTAGCATAGTCTGCTCCACCGATTGCTGATTGGCGGACTAACTCTTCTATCTTACGAAAGTCTCCATTGTGGTTAATTCCTATCTCTGATATAATTTTTACTTGCTCATGCATTGATAAAATCCTGTTTTTTTATAAATTCGGATACTCTTTCATATCCATGTTCTTTTAGATAAGGTTCACATACCTCATAAATTGTTTTAAATGCCAGTTGTACGTCACTTGTAAGTTCAGAGGCTAAGGCATACGGAAGATAAGATTCATATTTATAGGCTTTCGATTTATCAATAGTCGGCATTTTGAGCGGTCCGGAGAGACCTAAAATATTTTTGAGTCTTAGAAGTTCTTCTTGATCTCCAAGAACTATTTTTTCAAAATTTACAATGTAATGGTTTTTAATATTATGCTTTTCTAGATCTAGTCTTAGCCTATCAATAATTAAAATCCAGCGCAAGGTGTACAACAAATTCCAAAGGATTTTTTTCTTATTAGTATCAATACGAATACTTTCTGGTGAAAATTTAATATTTGGCCACTCAAGGCCGCCAAGAGCCGTAAAAAGATAGTTTACAGTGTCGGAACTTGTGGTCTCCCACTCCTTCGTCTGCCTTTTTACCTTATCGTGTACTAGATGACCTAAGAAATAATTGTCTGTTTTACTAAGCGACAGATCAATAGGATTTCTAAGAACATGTATAATAGGGGCTTCTGGGAAGGCTTTAGATATATGTGGTGTCATCAAACTTAGGCCCGGTAGTTTGCAGCAATTGTGGCCCGGGCCTGAGTGGCTGCGAGATTTTAAGATACCGCCTTTAAACAATTCGTTTTCTTGCTTGTCTACAGTATCAAACGGCCAGCTTTTTTCTAAAATGTCTTTAACGCTATCGGTGTCGTAATCCTTTGATGCATCAAAGCCAGATTGAAAACTATTAAGCGGCCCTCTCCAAGCAAAATTATTGTCGTTTTTAGAATTTGTGGCTTTGCCTAAATCATAACCATTTAGTTTGGCAATCTCGGCTATTAAACTAGTTCCAGAATGCCACACCCCTGATATAAAGACTTGGTTATGCATGGATAATCTTCAAGTTCTCTAGTTCGGGTAGGGCTGCATTGGTAATCATCTTGAAATTAACGTCAGGGTTACGCTTCACCACATCAACAAAGTGCTCAACCATGTTTGTTCTGTCCATTTTGGCCTTTTGTTGTTTCAGTGGAGCCTGCCATGGACGACGAAAAAGGTAATCATTCTGATAGAAGTCAAGGCCAACAACCCACAAATTCTTAGGCTTTAGCACATGTGCGGCATAAATAATAGCTAAAACACCAGTATTTGGGTGTTTTTTGGCATAATTACCCACTCCTTGGAAGAAATCGTTGTATCCAAGTAACTCTTCTGGTAACATGTGGCATTTCAAGCCGTAGCTTTCGTACAAGCGTTTCATGCCCATTGTCATATGATCTAGCTCGCACTTAGTAAATTGAATATCTTGAATGTTAAGTTCTTTATAGTGTTCGGGTAATAGAGGAGCTGTTTCTAGTCGGTTCACAAAGTGAG